TGTTTGTTCTTACATGTGTAAGGAACTGTGCCATTTCTGTTGCTTCTTTACACATATTCATAATACCTGTGCCTTTAGCATCTTCAAATGTTCCACCATGGTTAACGTGCATGGCCATAGCTTTAGCACCTGCCATATATTTGTATGGGAATCTTGTTTGTTCTTTGTTAGCATTTTCAATAAACAGACTGTGTATATTTCTGCTTCTTGCTCCACGCTTTTCTTCATTAACACCTTTGCTGTGCTTAATAATTAATCTTGCGTTCTCTAATTGTATGTAACTTGTTTTTACACCACCAAATGCTCTACTGAATCCTTCAGTAACACTTTGATGCGAGAAGTCTTTTGGTTCTATGTTTTTATCAAATCTTTTCACTGTATACTCACCCATTTGTTTATGTACTGCGCTCTTAAAACTATCTAATAATGTTTTATTAGCAGCGATATCAAAGTCACTGCCTAATTGTACTACTAATTCTAATTTATTATCTTCTGATCTCACAGAAATCATCATGTCATGTTCACTAACATAAAAACGTGTTGCAGATTCAGGGTCTAATGTTTTTTCACCAGAATCTGTAAAAAGTACAACATCATAGTTTGCGCCTTTTATAATATTAAATACTTCTTCTGAAACAGTTGCCATGTTTGATTCCTTGTTGTTCTATATGTATTTATGCCTTTATGCAAATTATAGCATGCTAAACGGCATCGGTTGCATAAAATCGTCATCATCATCATTTACTAAGTATTCAAATGCTGATTCCTCGTAGTTGACAATTTCCTGTGCCATGCGTACAACTAATATTAATGACATTACTAAGTCGTCATGCTCGCCTTCTTTGGCTGCATAACTATTACCACGTGCAATAAAGACTTTGAGTTCGCCTAATAGGTTTTGGCTTGCTATTTCTAATTTGTCTGTTTCTATCCAGTGTTTTAATTTACTACATGCTGTAAGTTTACTTTTATGTGTTGTGGTAAATCCTTTTCTAAACTTACGTGCATTACCGTGTCGTTTTGTTTCGCTTAAAAATGTACCAGGAAAGAACTCTTCACCTGTTTCGGATATAACAACTAATGCGGCTTCACCTAATGTATTGTTTTCTACACTAAAGTATTGTTCTGCTTCGCCATCTGTTTCACCTTCAATATACATTAGTATTTCACGTAGTATTTTAACCTGTCCTTGTACTGTTGTTTTATTATGTTGCCATTCTGCTACTTGTTTCATACCTGGCATTTCATATACTTGTATTGCTGCAGAGTCGCCGCCTGTTCCCAAACTAGGATCTAATGCTGACATGTATATTTTATCTTTGCGTATTGGCCTATACCAACGCACTTGCCCCATTTTAGCATATGGTTGTTTTGTTTCCATTAACGATAGTTTAATACTGTCAATTAGTGTTTCGTCAAACGCAATGAACTCATTTAAGTGTTCACGTCTAAAACGTTCTTCGCCAATTTTATTACGTTCTTCTTCTGCCCATTCTTCATTTCTATCTGGATGATATTTCCAATCAGCATTAAAGGCTTTGAATCCATTTTTACCTAATCCAGTTTCTGTATCGTTTCCAAATTCATCTTGGGCTTTTTCTGCCTCTCTATAAATTTGTGCAAATTGGTCATCATCTTGGTTTGGTGTGCTTGTAATAATACATTTACCACCAGTTGATAATGTGGGTGATAGTGCTGTCCAAAATTCTTTGGCTATGTTAGGACGCACAAATGCAAATTCGTCCAAGTATGCTAATGATATACTCAAACCACGTCCAGTATTTTCAGTAGTTGATTGTGCAATAATACGTGAGCCGTTATCAAATTCTAAACTACCTTTATTGTAGCTTGTAACACCTGCACGTATAAAATCTGGAAGTGTTTCATATGCAAATCGTATACGTTGCATAATTTCACTAGCACCTGAATATTTGTGTGCCGCTATTAGAATAGTTTGGTCAGGAACAAACATAGCATACCATAATAAGTATCCTGCTGCCGCTGTTGATTTTCCCATCTGTCTACTTACCAATGCAATACTGTATCTATTGTGGTGATAACAGTCTACAAGTTCTTTTTGGTATTCAAAAAGTTCAAATTTTACACGACCTTTAGTTGGATGTTGAATCCAACAATGGTTTATCATAAAGTATTTTGGATCCTCAGCACACTTGGCTAACTCCATTAATTCTTCTGGAGTGAATTTTTCTTTTTGATATGGGGTTTTTGTTAATTTAGTATCTGCTGTACTCATAATACTATTTAGCCAAGAAAAACGGCGTAGTTAATTAAAACTACACCGTTTATGTTCACCGGGGGGAAGGTTAACTTTTATTGTTCTTTTTTAGCTTTGTAGGCTTCTTTAAGATCTTCTACTGTATGTTCTTTGATTCCTACTTTCATGCTTTCCGCATCTAAGTATCTTTTTAAACTTAGGTTAACGCTTTGTGCAAAGTTCTCATATGGTTCACCATGTTCTGTAGCTTCTTCTTCAGCTGCGCCTTCTGGTGTATTTGCCCATTCGTTTAATTTTTCGCTAATTGCTTCTTCTGATAACCCTGCGTTTTTCATCATATTAACTAGTTGTGTAGTATCCATTGTTGGAGATTCTTCTAATTCTTCTTTATCGTTTTCGGCTACTGCTACTTCTTCGAGCTCTTCAACTTCTTCTTCAAGCTCTTCTGCGTCAGTATCTGCTTCTTCAGATTCTACTTTGTATTTTTTGCCGTCGACTTCAAATTCTTTTTTACCATTTTTCTTAGCATCAGCTAATGCACCTGAGAATTCATTGCCTTCGTTTGGCGCTTCTTCTAATGAATCTGGAACGCCGTTGCCGTCTTTGTCTTTCCACCAGCTACCTGTTTCATCATCACAATCATGTTCACAATCTGTAGTAGGTTGATGCATTGTGTCGCCACAGTCTTCACAACTGTAGTCTGATGCATTTAGTTGTTGTGCTTCGTCCATGTCATCATCCATGTCATTTAAATCATGGTTGCGTCTAAAGTCTGCAACAAAATCTTCAATTTGATCGCCACTTAAATAACGAACTAAATCGTCAAATACTGGTTGACAGTCGCCTTCAAAATGCATATCAATTAAATCATAAATTGGTTCTGCAAATTCGCCAACTGCTTCTTGTGCCACTGGCTTCATTTCTCTTTGTGTTGCTTCAGGAGCCGGGCTTGGTGTTTCTTCAACCGTTGCTTGGCTACCAGCAAGTTTTAATATTCTCTCTAATTCACTCATTGCCTTTTTCCTTTTCTTTACGTAACTTTAATAATTCTTTAATTAATGAAGCATTATACTCATCACCCGACATGTCCTTTGCAGGAACCTCTTCTGGCTCAAAGTGTTCTTCTTTTTCATCTACATCTGTTTCGCCATCGCCTTTTACTTTTAGTACGCCATCTTTCAACCCTAACATGTTTCCAATTTCATTTTGAATTTGGCTTGCTGTTGCAATTCTGTTTGTTGAAAATTCATACATATATACTTCATAACCTCTGTGCTGAGGGAAGTCTCTCGGCGCACTTTGTAGCATAGTTTTCTTTTCAGCACTAAGTCCTTTAGAGTCGTATTTGTTTAAGTGCTTCTCTATGCGATCGCATTGCTCGTCAGTTAACTGATGAACAGTTTTAATACAGAAATTCCATGTTTTATCAGATTCTGCTAGATATTGTGTAAATGATTTCATAATGTCTTCTCCATAATACTATTTATCATCGTTCTTCATTTTATTCATTATTTCTGCTAATAGTTCTGATCTATCTCCAATAATACGGCCTGTAACTTCTTCTGTATCTTCATCTGTTCCAAGTTTATCTTTTACATATGCATCTGTTTTCTTTTCTTCTTGCTGTATTCGTTGTTGACGCATTTGTAGTTCGATCATTTTCATTTTTTTATCCATTTTGGCTTGTTTGGCCTGTAATGCGGCTGCCAGCATTTTACTTGCACTATCAAATATTGGTGCGGCATGTCTATCTTCTACATTTCTACCTAAATCTACTAAATCATCAAATGTTGCCATGGCCTTTGATGCATATGCATCCATTTCTCTGTCAAGCTCTTCCATTCCTGTTACCATAGGAAGTGCTGCATCGGCACGTTCGGCAATGCTTAAATCATCTTTATATTTAACTATTTCGTTTTGAGTTTCTTCTACAGTAGGCTCTGTTTCTTCCTCAGATTCAACTTCTGGCATTAGTTCTTCAATAGACGGTAAATTAAATTCTTCTTCTAATTTTTTTGTCATTTTTTCCTCTTCTTAGAACGAGTAGGTTTATTAAAAATTTGATGTTCGGTTATTACTCTAAAACCCATTCCTTGTTGTTTGCACCATGCTTTTGCTGATTCCCACTTAGCATGATTAACTACTGCTTGTGCTTTATCCATTTGCGTTTTAGCTTCACCTAATGTTTGCTTTGCTGGTTTTATTTCGACCATCTCTGCGTGGTTTCCGCCTTGTTTATCTTTATAAACTAAAAGCAAATCAGGAACATAAGTTGATGCTTTACCTGTTAGTGGATTTCTATATGGAATTCTGTGTGTTTCACTACCCCAACCTAATACGGCTGGGTGGTTATCACACATACGGAATACTGCTAATTCCCATCCACTTCTATAGCGTGGTGCTTTTTTACCTAAGTATTTACCTGGGTTAGAAATCTCATAAATGCCTTGCATGTATGTCTTAGGCATTGGTACTATCCTATATCTTTAATATCGTATCCTTCGTATACAAAACTTAATCTGTATTGAACAAGGCTACTATCCGAATAATCTAATGTATCAGCGTCTATGCCTGTGATGATGGGATTGTATACTGTTATTTTATTTTTTGATTGGCCGTCTTGTCTTAAAATATCCAAAGTTTTAATATAGTTTCTTTGACTCTGTAACTTAAAACCTTTATCGCTATTAAGAAAGTCAGTATAACTTTCGTTCATTGGTCCTGCAAAATAATAGTTTGAGTAATCTTTTAAGAAATTTTGCAGGACCGAAGGAGAATGTATGTCATATGCGATCATTGTAATCGGTGAGTATTCGTAATTAGTCTGAACTATTCTTTTTCGGTTGTAGGAATTCATTGTAATAGAAGATGAAGTCCAACTTGGCATTTGAATATTTACTATTTTATCTAATGGTAAAGTTTTTAATCCACCATCGTTGCCTAGATAAGTTAAACTAGCTGTAAAAGTAAATTTATGTCTAGGAACAGCCTTAACTACTTGACCTGGCGGTGTAGCTTGATTGTACTTATCATACGCATGATTAGTTACTTTTAATGCCATCTTTTTTCCAATGATAATGTTGACCGCTATTAGCCGGTCAACTTATCAATTATCCTGTAGTACTAGGAAATGATGGGTCTCCGGCTTCATCTGATAATAAATCATCATTACCTTTGATAACATGTGAAGCATTATCATAACGAACTTGCATAGTTACCTGCACCATTTCACTTGTACCGTAATTTAAATCACCATACTGTACGTTTGATAGATAGCATCCTGTCATTTGCCATTGGTCTAATACCGTTGCATTTGCTGAACCATCTAGAATGTCAATTGACATATCAAATTTATATGCTAATCCAGACACTGTTCCATCGTCAGTTACGCCTGCGCCCTGTGTGTTATGGTCTAGTTGTTTCTGTAATTGGTTACCAATTAATTTAACTACATTTGAATTTACATCATCACGTAGAACAATACTAATTGGTTCCCATGTGTGCTTGCCTGCGATATACATTTTTGAGTTATATGAATCAACAATAACTTCTTCGTGTGTTAACGAAGGTCTTCCTGCACTGATTACGTTCTGTGTAGAAGCTGTTGCACTATTACCCATTTTAGTAAAGTTCACACGGAAACGATATTGTAATTTAGGCATTAATGTAGCGGTTTCATTACCTACCGGTACGCCGAATTTAGTTGTTACAGCCATTTGTTTTCTCCTTAATAAACTGTGTTAGTTTTTTTATACTATATGTATTTATGCAAACTGACAAAAAAAATAAAGGTCACCTTTTTAAAAAGCAACCTTTATTAACTTAAAAGTTTAAAACTTCCTCTTAAACTTCGCCAGTATTTACAATTCTAATTGGAATGTAAATAAACTCTGCTGATTTAGTAGGTTCAATTGCAACATCAATCCAAAATTCATTGGCATCGATTCTTGCTGGAGTGTTGTTAGTTTCGTCACATACAACTGCAAAGTCTGTTACACCTCTTGTTTGTAACACACCTGCCATAAATCCATCAAAAGTTGCTTTTGCGTTTGTTCTTGTACTTGCATCGTTTGGTTCAAACAAGAAAGGTCTTGCTATTACGGCAAAACGTTCTCTTAAATATGCTGTTAAACGTGCTACATTAACACGGTCAAGTGCTGATGCGCTTGCATGTAATGTTTTCTGTCCAAATACAACTACGCCCTCTGCCGGGAATCTTGCAATTGGGTTTAACTTATTTGCATACATTGTATCTCTGTTACCTTGTGTAAGCGATACACCTACAAATTCGCTTTCTGCGTCCAAGTATCCAACACCTGATGCATTTTGTACAACACCGCGTGTTAAACCTGCTGGTGCAAACCATTGGAAGCTCACGTTATCACTATATGCATATGTGTATAATGCCATATGTGATGCTGGAGCAACAACGTTATCACCTGTTGCTGGGTTAGTTGTTAATGCATGTGGATAGTAAACTGCACTATAAGTATTTTTAGTTACTAGACCTGCTTCACCGTTAGCTGAAGCGCCTGAGCCTTGTACCCAAGTTACTGCTTCTGTTGGTGTTTTGCGGAAAGGTGCATCAATAATAACAAAACCTGTTTCATTTCTGTCACTGTTTAGTGCTACCATTTCGTCAGTCATTTCAGGATAACCTGGAGCTGCTATTAAGCTAAATGCTACTGTTTCTGATCTTAAATCGCTTGCAGATGCACTTGATTGCATAGCTGCTACTACTACTGCTCTTTGAGCATGTCTACCAAATGAACCTGATCCATCAGGTTGTGCTGGTGCGTGGTTTCTCCACTTCCATCCTGTTGACAATGAACTATTGTACATTCTTACAGTACCACCCGAACGACACATGTTAATACCAGTTGTTCCAACTGGGTGTAACAATGGATTTGGAGCACCTGCTAATAGAGTTGCTTCAAAGGCACCTGCTGTTGTATCGTTAGCTGTAATATCGCCAAACACTACACCTGCACTTGTGCTTTGGTCTGCATTGTCTTTCTTAACCCATGCACTACCGTTTGAACGGTAAATTGCTGGATAACCTGCTTCGTCAGTATCAACCCAATAGTCGCCTGCTGAACCTACTGATGGTGCACCTGTAGAATATGCTACGTTAGTTACACGTTGCCATTTTTGTGTTCCGCTATCGCTTGCAACTTCATAAATTGCTAATTCGTTAATATCGCCATCGTGCCAAACAGTTCCATCTACTGGGTTGCCTGTTGGTTCGGCGTTACTTGCAGTTACTACAACGTTTGTCCATGCACCCGAAGTGTAAACTTTTAGTGTTAATTTATCAGCAACTGATGTATCAAACCAAAGATCACCTTCTTGTAGTGTTCTGGCAATCGCTGCTGTACCATTTTGGTTAAAGTCGTTTGTAGTTCCATCCGGTGCAGATGAGTCAACATATGTAATTGGTTGTGACACAAAAGCGCCTGCTGATGTTGTGTATTTTGAAACTGCAAGGCTAACACCACTACCTGGTGATGTAGTTTTAACCCATAAATCGCCTACTTGTGGGTTGCTTGGTTCACTGTAATGTGGTGCAAAGTCATCAACTGCTGCTGTTACCCATGCGCCGCTGTTTTCTTTATAATATTCAATTTGTGTATCGCCACCTGCTGCTGCAACTGCTACCAAGTAGCCGCCAGTTACAACTGCTGCCGATGGTGCTGATCCGTCTGTGTATTCAACACTTGGTGTTATTGCTGTCCATCCTGTTGCGCCATATTTAAATAGCCCCCAATTAGATGAAAGTCCATTTACCCAATATGTTCCGTCTGCTGCAGGACCAGTTGGTGCTGAGCTCTGTGGGCGTAGTGTTGTTAAATCAACATCAGCACGTACAATATACGCAGCCGAACTTTGACCTAAGAATGAATATGCAGCTAGTAAGCCGTATTCGTTAGTTTCATCACCTTGTGCAACTGACCCGCCAACTTTACGGAAATCAACGTTACCGAAGTTTTGTGTTAGTTCTCTTTGTGATGTTACTAAAACTGGTTTTCCAGCTTTAGCTTTGACAGTCTGTGCTGCCGTTGTTGTTGTACCAGTTGGGTCAACTTTGTCCTGGCCTGTAGCAATGAACAACATTGGTACTGTGCCTGTTCCAGTTGGGCCGTATACTGATTCGTCTGTAATTGTTACCTGTACTCCAGGTGAAACAAGATTTGCCATGATTAAGCTCCTTTAGTTAGTACGTAGAATCGTGTCTACTTGTATTTATCGTAGGTGCTTTAAAAAGGGGTGGTTACAGAGTTAAGTATATAGTTTATAGCAAGTATTTTAGCGTTTGTTGACGTAAATCTTCTAGTGTGCTGGTGTTGTTAATCTGCTTATCAAATGTCCAACCTGCCCAACTCCATTCGCTTGGATGAACACTTGGATATTGTGTTTCCATTAGCTGTGGTGCATGTTCTATGTTTGCCTTACAAGCAGAGCCCCACCATTCGGGTTCACTATCTCGCCATACAACGGCTGTTGTTCCGCCTAAACGTTTAATTACATTTAATTCATTGAAAAATCTACAGTCGCTTATAACAACATTCTTTTCAGTCATTGCAATTTGGCGTTCACATGCCGCCACCCATATGTCTGGATGAAAATGTCTACGCATAACGTCTGTGCCTACTTGCTGTAGTGCCAGTCTAGGTGTAAAATTAGGAATACTTAAACGATCAGCCCACCATTCATCAACAGTTTCTCTCCAAACTCTGCTTTCTGGTGTATTGCCTTCTAGTAGTATTCTATCCCATTGAAATATGTTAGCACATGCATCTTTTAGCACACCTGCAAAACTAATACGTTGAAACCCTTCTTCAATTAAGAATCCGGCCGCTGTATCTTTGCCATGTCCAATAAGTCCACATATACCAATTACTTTTTTCAATGAAATCTCCTATAACTTTTATATATTATAGTGGAATATTAGGAATTTGTCAAGAAGTATAATTTGCAACAAACATATTGCAACCTGGAACTATTTTAGGTTCTTTGTTAAATTTTTCTGCCCAGTCAAATAATGCATTTCTTACTTCTTGCCAATGTATATCATCGCCAAATAGTACTGAAACATCTTTAAAGTATTCAAGTTGATCATACACTTCTTTGTATGTGTGATCTCCGTCTAGATATACACCATCAAATTGCATACTGTGTATTTGCTGTTTAGAATCTTGAAATGACACCGGTATAATATCTTTTATAATACTATAGTTTGGATGCTGTGATATTAATTCTATCATGATATCTTGTTGAGTTTTATTATTAGAATATGAATCATCTAAATAATCGTTTACTTCAGTTGTATATGGCATCAAGTAATCCAACTGCTCTTGTTTAAGTGTTTTATAATCTAACATAAACAAGTCAACTATGTAGTATTCAGTAGTAGGTGGTAATACATCAAGCCAGCCCCATGTACTGCGGCCCCATCCACATCCAATTTCTAAAAATTTAGGATTATCTGGTAACTGATTAACTATTTTTTGATAATACTTGTGTTGTAATGGATCTACCCAACCAGGAACATCTGATGCAACATTGCATTGGTACATGTATTTTTATCCAATAACAAACCCTAAGCCGCTTTGTCCATCATTATATAATGTTAGCTCGGTTTCTAGTTTATCAATATCCTGCATAGCATCAGTGCGTAACTGGTCTGCGTTCATTGTTGTACCGCCTTGTGGTCCTGCTATTTGTGTAAATTTACCACGTGCTTCTGCTACCATAAGTTTTGCATGACATAATGCATAATCTTTAAGCCAAGGACCAGCATATTGATCACTTAGCAGACCTTCATCAGTTCTGTAATTATAGCACCAAAGAACACAATTGTCGGGTGCTTTAATTTTTCTGTGTATAATAAGTTTTTTATCTTGATGACGCCAAGTAAACATAAGCTCTGCTCCAAATAAGCGTCCCATTGTTTCTCTGCTTTGCTGTAGGAAGTCGAATGTAGATAAACTACCTTTACGTGATGATCCAAGTAAGTATGTTTGCATGTATGCTGACTGAAATGGTTCAAAGTCATTACCGCTGTTGGCACTTACACCAGTTGTACGTCTAAATATATCACGTACTTCGATAACTTCAGTTGGAAGTGTGTATTCGTTTTGATCAGTTAAAAGTTCCATAACAATAAAACTTTCTTCTACTGCATTTTCACTTCGCTGTCTATACTTTGCTAAACTTTTATTAATAGCTAGTTCATAATGCTCTGGGTCAAGTTCAACATCAACCATTCCTCCGCCTAAACGAAGTTCAATTTCTTTTTGTAATTCTGCTTTTTTACTCATGAATACATTCTCCTGGAATTCTTTTTTCCTACTATGTATTTATCAGTAAGTCCTCAGAAAGTTCTACTAATGTATTAGCATACTTTATATCTACCTCAGAATCAGTATTTAATTTATCAATATTAGGTACTTCTTTGTTTGCTAAGTCTTCTAAGAATTTGTAATTGGTTTCATCTGGGTTTAAGTAGCTTATATCTAGTTCGTCCATGCTTACATGTTTTAGTTTATCTACTACATTGCCCAGAAATGGATCTCTAATATCAAAAAATTCATATCTGCCTGTTTCAAATATAAAGAACTTTCTAAATACATAGTCATCTTTTACAAACGCACTTAGGTGTGGGAACCGTCTAACAATTCTTGCACTTTTTCCTCCAAACATTGTACCGGAAAACACATATATAATTTTCCATATACCTAGTTTTGTAAGTTCTTGTACTGCTACATCAAAATCTAATCTATCTTCAAATAATACAATATTATTAAAACCGGCATGTTGGGCAGACTCAAGTGATATCTTTCCTAATTTCTGGTCTAAGTCTACATCAAGCGAAGGTGTTTCGGTGTTTTTGCAATCTATTATTACACCAAATTTATCATCTTCATCTTTATTAAAAATTTCGTACGGATTAACAAACATGAACATTAAAATACCGCCAATATTATAGTCTCATCGTTGAATCTACCATTAAGTTTTGTTTCTGTTGTTTTTAGTGTAGCAAACAATTTTTCTGTTTTTGATCTTGTAGTTTTTTTGATCTGTGGTAAAAATTCATCTGTCTTACGTACAGTTCGTTGTACACTTTTGTTTTCATCATAGCCTTGTAGTGTTGTACCTTTAACACTAAGTCCGCTACCTTCACGTTGCATACCTCTTGGATCTATATTACTTGCATAATAAAGACCAATTTTACGATTTTTACAATTAAACACCATGGCAATATTTGCGCCAATTAGTTTTTCTGGCGGGATGCTTGCAATACCATATGTTGTGTCACTGCTTTTGAATTTTAGTTTCTTAATTAACTGATCAGCTGATTTAATTTTTGCTTTACGTGGCTTGCGTTGTGACTTACTTTCTAGTGCAATAATATCACATGCATCGACAATACGCTGAAACATTTCTAGCATGCTCTTTGCTTGCTTGGCGGTTAGATGATCATATCCTTCTTTTAGTTGAGAATACATATCTTGTTCATATTCGCTCATCTTCTTTAGTTTAGCACTAGTTGGAAAATTTACTAGGTCATAAATTTCATCACGCTCGCCTTGATACCAAGTTTTAATTAAACGTGCATGTCCGGCTTTTGCTTGTTGGCGTCTAAGAATTTTTGCTGGC